GATTTCATTGTGTTTGCAGTGCCGTCAGCGGTTCGCGCATAATCGCCTTGTGCCAACGTAGTCTGTTCCATAACCAACGCATAAGTAACTTGCGCCTTGATTGCTGGATCCATGACGCCCTTAATCTCACCAAAGCCCATCGCCATTGCTTTGTTCTTCAAAGTCACTTCATTGAGCGCCACACCAAATCGTTTCAATGGTTCAGTCTCGCCTGACAAACCTGAGCGCAATGCGTTTAACGCGTCGTCAATAGATGTGTTGTTAAATGAGGCAAGGTCTGCTGCTAGTTGCACCAGGCTTGTGGACATTTCTGTTGCGGCTGGTCGTCCCACACCTAACGCTTGAAATAGATTTCCGTATGTACCTGCTGCTTCTAACGCCTTCTGAGATCCGATACCTAACGCGCTGGCAGACTTCTCGCCAAACTTCAGTATGCCGTCTGCGCTCTCACCAAAAACAACTTTGACCTTTGACACAGACTCAGCCATGCTTGAAGCAGCCATGATTGTGTCTTTACCAAATTGAACAATCTGAGTTGCAGCAAAAGCCACTCCCAAAGTGCTTGCCATTTTCTTTGCAGTGCCAAGCATGTTTTGCATACCAGTATTGGCGGTAGCAACACTGCCGTTCATGTTTTTAATGCCTGCTTCAGCCTGAGCCAAGCCAGCCTTCAGTTGAGATACGTCTGCTGCAATTTGAACCAGAATTGGTGGGATCGCGTTGCTCATGCTATCCCTTCACTGCTTTAATAAATGCTGCTGTAAAGATCCTATTCAAAGATCCATTGCGGATCAGTTCAATAGCAGCAGGCGCTAGGTAAGGGTATTTTACGCCACTTTTCCAACGCGGTGAGCCTAATTCAACAGCCCTAGCATACTCCGTGCTTGCCCCGACAACAGCAATGTAGTTGCCAAAACCGTATTTCACGTCAGTCCTAATAGATCTACGCAACGCGCCTGTAACTACGTTTGGTCCAGGTCCACTTCCAGCAATACGCGGTGTCCCTTTTTTGTGAGTTCCCGTGTTGGCATTTTTTTGTGCTTCACGTTGGATCGCAAAACCCGCAGTGGCAATTGCAGTTTGCGCAGCACGTTCAAGCATGTCCTCTTGAACTTCTAAGCCAGCAAGCACTTCAGCAAGATTGCGTACGACTACTGCACCCATTACTCACTTGCCCTTTCTGCTTTTGCGCTTTCCACTGTTGCTGCTATTGAGATAAGCCAATCTGCTGTGCCAGCAGGTAACTCATCTACTTGGTCAGGCGTCCAACCAAACCGATCTGCAAACTGGAAGTAATACCATTGGTCATCAGGGTATTCAAAGTCCTCATGTCTTTGTCCACCCTTGATTACCCATTTTAAGCGTTCAAGTTGTCGGTATGGGCTTTTGGGTCTGCCTCAGTCTCATCTGTCTTACCCAACTTTGGGAACAGTGACTTTTGCGCTTCCTTTGTTTCCTCAACCAGAAAGTCATAATCTTCCATAGTGAGTTCGCCTAGCATCTCAACCTTGACTGACGGGATAAGCAGGTCAAATGACCAATCCTCAATCAGCATTGCCAATAGCGCGTCTGTCAGCGCCATAGCCTTAGATAGATCTCCACCCTCAGTCTCATCTGTTACGCGCATAACGCGCTTGCGATCCTTAACGCGCAGTGAGTTTGGATCCTTGAATGTGACTGTTGCGCCTGACGGTAATGTTACTTTCTTAGCCATTTTTGCCTCCATGTAGGTTTGCCTTCATTTTATTGTACTAGATAGGGCAATGGGGTGCGGGATCGCGGGAAGGCAATTCCACGATCAACCTGACCACCCCATTGCTTGGTTCTATTAGATGTATGTTGCAGCAGGCTTTGCGTTTTGCAGCACCCACTTGATGTTGCTAAAGCCACCTGAGACACCAGCATCAGTTGCATTACCCTGAGCGTTCAAGTCAACTGTGACCTGTACGTAATCTTGTCCACGCTCAATCACTGCTGCGGTGTACGCACCCTTTGTGAGTGTTGCTTGGATCTGAGTTGCTGTTGCACCTGCGCCCTGAGCCCAGTTCAGCACGATTGCTGGTTGAGTGTTAGTTAGGAAACGTGTAAGTTCTGTGTCGTTTTCCATGACAAATGTGAATTTACCTGTTGTCTCCAAAGCACCCACAAATACTGCGTATGGGTTCTGAGTGTTTGAGATACCAAAGATAGGTGTCACTGGGCGCTTCATGTCGATGTTTCCTGACACGGTGTTTGAAACCGCTGAACCACCGATAGAGACAGTACCTGTCCAAACTGGAGTTGGCAACACTGTGCTGAAAGTAGGTGTTGGAGCAGCAACCGTTGCTGATTGGAAACCAGTTGTCTTGGCGTCGTATTCAAGCAACCCGTCAGCACTGAACTTCAACGAGAAATCAGTGAATTGAATGCCTGGGTATTGACGCACTGCTGCTGCATAGAAATCAGTGATTGTGTAAGACAATGGCTGAGCGTCTGCTGCTGCTGCAAGAGAGTTTTTGAGCGCGATTGTGTGAGTGAAAGGTGCTGAAGCGCCTACTGTGGCACAAGCGCCTAACAAACCAGTTAGCGCATAACCAATTCCGTCAGCGAACGCTGCTGAACTGAAATCAAAGGTTGAATACTCGCGCCCTGGAATGTAGTTGTAGTTCTCAACCAACGCACCACGTAGTCCCTTGTCGTACAGCGGATCAATGATGTCTGCTGGCTTGACGCTATCAGCCATCACCATTAGATAATCTGTTGGTGCAACTGCAGTTCCCTTGGTTACTTCTTTCGCAATACCTATGTAACTGCGTACGCTATTTTGTCCTGGCATTTCACTCTCCTAATGTTGGGTCTGACGCGGCAGACGTTGCTGGTGTTGATTTGTGTGCGCCTGCTGGTACTACATTAGGCACGTCAAACTTCTCAGGCGCTTCAAACTCGTCGCCTGGTTTCACGGTGATCCCCAACGTAGGGAACACGCGTTCATCTGTTCCGTTGTACTTGTATTTCATGCTTTCTCCCTATGCGTTGATCATTTCCGTGACTTCAAATTCTACCTCAGCATACGTTTCCGTCATGCCTTCTTCAGCCGTTGAAGGTTCGCCGTAGCGCGTAGTAATACGCGGTTCAGCGCCCTGCCAAACCAAAGTGCCGTTCACGTCCCCAAATCGGTGATCTGAACGCAGGCGTGTTTTGATTGCGTCGATAAGCGTATCAAAACTGGTCATTGCTGCTTCTGCGTTTCGCTCAAATGAGTGCTGATAGATCTGCAAAATGACTGTGTAATCAACGCGCTTGATACCGTTGGTTGCACCGCCAATAGCAACTCTGCTCTCAGTCTCTGACGCAATAAAGATAATTGCAGCAGCCCGTGTGTCAGATCCAGGTGTTGAATTGACGTTGAAATCAATGCGCTTGGGAAATGACGTGAAGATTTGGTTGAGGTTTGGAATTGGTTGCACAGACAAAAATGAGTAGATTGTCGCGCGTACCCCTGTGCGCCCTGCCATTAACGTATCCTGCGGTAGAGGTTCACCATGTCTAGGGCTAACTGGATGTCACTGCCGTAGCGCGTTGCGCCTTGGATCTCACTGCCCTGAGCGCGCGTGGTAATACTCATCGTGTTTGACTTGTCTCCACGAATACGTATAAACGCCGTTGTAAGCAGGATTGCAGCCTGTTTAATCGCATTAGGTAGATTTCCTATGGCAACACCCGCAACGTGCGTAAAAACCAGCGCTGAGGTCAAGGGAACAGTGGTAGAACCGTAGGTGTAGGTTGAGGCAACTGTAACTGTTTCAGACAAAGCGCCGTCGTAAATTCGCAATGACATACCCGCAACAATGCCTGCACTGCTGGCAACGGTCAATGAGGTTGCAGCAGCCACAGCCGTCACAATCGCGGTATTAACGTAGCCTGCAACGTAGGTGTATTTGGTGAACAACTGTTGATTTGGCGCGTAAGATCCAAATGAAAGTGGACCAGCGCTGGAGTAGGTTGCGCTCATCTGCGACAAAGGCACAATCACCTGTTGAGACTCAAACCAGCACTGTGAAGGATCTGTCAGGGTTTGAAGGTTGTTTGGCGTTGGTCCATATTGAAATGACTCTAACGCAATTACAGGGTTGTTGTTTGGGTGCAGTGAAATGAAACCTTGGCTGGTCATGCGCACTCGTTGAGTCTCTGTGTTTCGCTTTGCCACAAGGTTTTGGTTCAAATACTCGTTCATGTACGATGAAGCGCGCAAAATGATGTTTGCCAACTCCGCGTCCTGTGCGGCTTGATTACCGCCTGAGACAAGGTTGTTGATGTCCAGTGAGGTAGGCGCGTTTTTGAACTCTGCAACGGTCAGGTAGGCACTCTCGTCATCAATCGTGTCAGCCGTAATACCCACTGCCATTTGTTACTCCCCGTCTCTTTGCGGTTCCCCGTTTGTGTGACCGCAACGTGAACATTTGCGAAACCAAGATCCAAACCCACATTCTACGCAGTTAAAACCTTTTGTGGCGTCGCCTTGCGAGTATGGAGTAAGCGTTGCTTCAAAAAATCCTTCAGCCTTCATTGCTCTTGCTGCGCTTGGGCTATCTACGTTGTAGATCCCG